CCGTTTGCCCCTTTCCTGCGCGCGACCCGGTCCCGTCCCCAACGAGATGCCGGGTCGCGCATTTTCTCTGCCTGATCGGCAGGAGTTGCTGGCCACCCAAGGGCAAGCTCCGCGAATCCCTTGGGCTGGTGTCTCCGCAGGAGTCCCCACCAGGGCGCCCCCACTGGGCCCGCGCGCGCTGAACCCGTGACGAACTGTGGCGCCATTCCCCATCTGCCCACCGATGTGGGCACCATGTCCCGTGCGCCGACGGCTGGCCTTCCATGCAGTGCGACTTCTTTTTCCTCGCCGCTTCCGTTTCCTATCTCCGGCCCCCGGGGCCCTGCATGACTACTCGCCAAGTTCACCAGCCGACAGCGCACGGGACATGCGCACGCGCGTTAGGTGGGTCGCGGCACCTTTGTCGGGCGTCCTGCCGCGATCCACTCCCGGTACAGCGGCAGGAGCTTGCGCGCCATGTGCGACGTGTTGGCGATTGCCGGCTTGGCGTAGGTCACCTTCTTGCCCTTGTTGTCCTTGCTCATGTCCGCTCCCCTCTGGTTTCAGCGCGTGTAGTAGCAGCCTGCGATGATGCCTATCGCCCAGGCGATGGCGCATGCGGCGAGTCCGGTGGTCGTCATAGTTCGTCCTTGTCCGTCCAGTAGCCGAGCTTGTAGCTGTAAACCGCCAATACGAGCTCGACAGCGAGAAGCGCACTGTCATTAGCGTCATGAACAAAAACCTTAGCCAGGGACCCCGCAGCTATGGCTGCGCAGAACATACCGACGAAGTCAGAGAGTGACATCTAGGCCACGCTTTCAGGTTGCTGACCTGCATTGATGCCGTATCCGTGCAGGATTCGGTCATCCGTTCGTCCAAGCAGATAATCAATGGAGCACCTGAACATGTCAGCCATCTGCACGAGCAGACTGATTTTGTTTATCGGGGTTGTGCCGTTCTCCCAGTTGCGAACTACGTCACCACTTACCCCAAGCCGTTCACCAAGCTCTGCCTGGCTTAGGTCGAGTCTTGCTCGTTCAGACCTGATGTTGTTTTTCATCGTCCACCTACCTTAATTCGGTATCTTCTTTGGTTAATATAGACCGTTTTTCGGTATATGTCTACTGAGATTCTTGAAAGAAGTACCGAAAAGCGGTATTTGTATTGTTGGCGGCTAAGGAGGTGCCTGATGAGGTTTAAGGAAGTGCGCCAGATGCGCAAGCTAACGCAGCGGCAAGTAGCTGATCTGCTCGAGATTCCGTTGCGTACCTATCAAAACTACGAGCGAGAGATCAACGACCCAGACACCGACGTCCTTTGCAAGATGGCTGACTTCTACGGAATTACTGTCGACTATCTCGTTGGCTATAGCGACATAGCCTTTCAGCCACAGTCTCATCTGTCTGCCGACGAGACGCACCTCATCGACGTATACCGTCGCCTTGATGAACCAGGAAGACATGCAGTCATAACACTGGCGGAAGGTCTTGCCGGTGAGTAGGCCACACACTTCTACGAGAAGGGAGCAGCAGCCATGATGACGCTGGACTGGATAAAGGGCCTTGACCCGAAGAGGGTCATCGTGATCGACACCGAGACCACCGGACTGGATCCAGAGGGAAACGACGAGATTCTATCCCTCTCCATCGTGAACCTCGACGGCGAGGTGCTCTTTGACGAACTGGTGAAGCCTGAGAGGAGGAAGCGGTGGCCGAAGGCAGCCGAGCTCAATGGCATCACGTATGCGATGGTGAAGGACAAGAAGCACCTGCTCGAGTACGGCGACCAGCTCAGGGAGCTGTGGAAGAACATATCCCTCGTCGTCGGCTACAAGGTCGAATTCGATACCAACTTCCTCTATATGAGCGGGCTGTGCCTCTCCCCTCACGTCCAAGAGTTCGACGTCATGAGGGAGTTTGCCCCGATCTGGGGAAAATGGAACGACTACACGAATGACTGGCGGTGGGCGAAGCTGACGCAGTGCGCCAAATATTACGGCATTACTGACTTCGATGCCCACTCGTCGCTTGGAGATGCTGAGGCGACCCGCCAGTGCTTCCTCGCGCTGATAAACGATCCAAAGTATGTAGAGCCGAGAATCAACAGGGACGACTACGCGAGGGAGAAGGCAAAGGCTGACGCGGCCGCACGCAGCGAAGCCGCAAAGCCATCCAAGACATGGGGCGAAGCTGCGAAGGAGGCGCCGGGGCTTACCGTCGGCTGCATCACCGTCATACTGATAACTCTGTTCCTGCTCGGCGGATGCGTCTCGTGCGTCGCCGGCATATTCGGCTAGATCCAGATACGACATTCGCAATACGCTGTATTGCTTTTGTCTTACATCAAGAGGGGTGACTCGGCATGAAGCGTGACATGGACCTTGTTAGGTACATCCTCATGACAGTCGAGAAGGCAGACGGTGGGGTGCAGATTGACGACCTCACGGTTGACGGCAAGTGGTCACTCTCCATGGTTGCCTATCACGTCGAGCTCATGAAGGCCAGAGGGCTCGTCGATGCGCAGGTCTACCACGCAGGAGATACGGTCGTTGGTGGCATCGTCACCGCCCTCACGTGGGACGGTACGGACTACCTCGACGCCGTCCGCGACGATGCCGTGTGGAAAAGGACCAAGGACGTCGTAAGGAAGTCGGTCGGCTCGACGACGCTCGACGTCATCAAGCAGGCGGCGGTTATGGTGGCCACGAGCGCCATCAAGTCCTCGCTCGGATTGTGATCTAGGAGTGGCCATGGTACGAGATTCGAGAACACCATGATAAGGGAGTCTACGAGTGCCATCCGCAAGTTCCTCGAGGTGCTCCTCGAGGTTGTCTTGACGATTGTCCTAACGCCAATCCTTCCGTCAGCGCTCTCTGCCGTGTGGGGCCTGTTCCTGTACAACTCGACGCTGTTCTCCAACGCAGCTAGGGACTATCCCATGCAGATGATGTTGGCTGTTGGAGTCTCGTTCGCTCTAGGTCTATACCTAGGCGCCACCGTTCGCATTCTCAAGGGCTATGTTGGCAGAGAGCTTGCGCGTCGCCGCTCCGCAGAGATGCAGGACGAGAGCGCCAGGCAGGCGGCTCGAAATCTGCCATATGACAGCAAGCTGTTCCTCAGGAAGCTCGACGGAGCCGGCCACATCGATGTCCAGAAGGGCCGGGCAAGGCTCGACTATATCAAGGCTATAGATCCGAAAATCATAGACGTGAGCGAGATAGCGCATGACGTTTTGCGTGTGACGCTCACGGACTCCGGCAGGTACTTCGTCGCTGTCGCTTCGGACATACTGGCCGAGGCCAAGTCTGACGTCCTCGGGATGTGGTGGGAGCCTTGACGAACGGAGGGGTGAAATGGAACGAAATGACATGCACGTGGTGATGTGCCAAATCCTCGACTACCTGTACGGATGCCTCAAGGATGGAGCGGATCCGGCCAACAGTGAATGGGATGCCGTGGCACTGGGAATCCCAGAGAGCTACTGGTCGGACATCGTCATCGAGCTCGTTGAGCACAACTACATCAAGGGCGTGATGGTCAACAGCGCATCCATGGTCATGCCCATCAAGCCACAGATAACGCTCGAGGGCGTCAGCTACGCCCAGGGTGACAAGCTGATCGTGCAGGCCAGGGAATGGCTGACGGAGAATGCGTCCCCCACTCCCACACAGGATGCCACGCCAGAGACGAGGACGTGCCATAGGCTTCCTGCCGACAACTACGACGAAATGTGCATCGTGCGCAGTCATGGCTATGAGAGGGAGTTCGGATACTGGAAGTGCAGCGAGTGCGGAACGAACTGCTTCGAGGGCGCTCGATACTGCATGAACTGCGGCGCGAAGGTGGTGGGCGAATGAGCAAGCGCAAGACGTACGCGCCCAGGAGGAACACGGCGGTCATCTATGCCCGCTTCTCGTGCTCCAAGCAGAGCGAGATGTCTATCGACGACCAGCTCCGTGTCTGCCGCGATTGGTGCGACCGGAACGGCTACGAGGTCGTGCAGACCTACAGCGACTACGCCATCAGCGGAAGGACTGACGAGCGCCCAGACTTCCAGCGCATGATCGCCAATGCCGGAGAGGCGGAGGTCGTGGTCGTGTACATGATGGACCGATTCTCCCGCGACGAGTACGACGCGCCGGTCTACAAGAAGCGCCTGCGCGACCATGGCGCGAGGGTCGTGTCTGCCACCGAGACCATGCCCGACGGGCCGGAGTCGATCCTGATGGAGAAGCTGTACGAGGGCCTTGCCGCCGTCGAGAGCGCGCACATCGGGCAGCGCACCAAGCGCGGCATGGAGGGCCGGGCACTCAAGTGCCAGCACAACGGCGTGCGGGTGTTCGGCTACGACGTAGGCGAGGACGGCCGCTACGTCATAAACGAGGAGGAGGCGGAGGTCGTACGCGAGGTGTTCTCGCGGAGGGCTGCAGGCGAGGCGTGCAACCACATCGCCACAGACATCGCGAAGCGCGGATACCTGACGTACGCCGGCAACCCCGTCGGCTACATGTGGGTCTACAACATGCTCAAATGCGAGAAGTACACGGGAGTCTACATCTTCGGCGACATACGCAAGGAGGGCGGCATGCCCAAGATCATCGACAGGGACGAGTGGGAGCGCGTGCAGGGCGTGGTAGGCAAGAAGCAGCGCAAGAAGGAGCAGTGGCGAGACTACCCCCTCAGCGGCAAGGCCATATGCATGGCGTGCGGCCACGACATGGTAGGCACCTGCGGGCACAACAGGTACGGCAAGCGCTACGACTACTACCGATGCGGCAGGAGGTGCGGCAGCAAGGGCGTGAGGGCCGATTGGCTCGAGGGCTCCATAACCGACGCGCTCCGTGCGATGCTCTCCGATCGGGAGCACACGCTCGACATCGCCCGCGCCGTCGCGGCATACGCCACGGACGAGCGTGCGGAGAAGGCCATCGAGGCAGCCAAGAGGCGCCAGCGCGAGGCGGAGCAGGGCATGCGCAACCTCACCAACGCCGTGGCCCAGGGCATGCCATGGGAGCTGGCGAAGGAGAAGCTCGACCAGCTCAACATACAGGCGGCAGCGGCAGCGGCAGAGGTGGCCACGCTCGAGAATGCGGAACAGTTTTCGGTGGAGGATTTCGCCGACTTCCTGCAGTATGCCCAGGGCCTTGATGACGAGACGCTGTTGGATGCCTTTATTGGTCAGGTGCTCGTCGGCGACGATGAGGTTATTGTGTCACTCAACTACGACAAGAATGGCAATGGCGCCACAAAAGAATGCGAACCTGCCCGAATTATTCTCGAACAGGTTCGCACAGATTTAGTCTGGCTCCCCTTGCTTAAGCTACGGCAAACGAATCAGGTAAGTCTGGCAGTGGCTGACAGTGACATCTACCTGCAGCTTCCGCGCGCGGCATAGCCAAGTAATACTAGAGTCGTTCTCTCATCGTTCAGCCAACCTTGCATGAGGTTGACTGAACGATTGTGTATGGCACTCGCACCTTACTCGCACCTTACTCGCACCTACTCGCACCTTAGTCGTATGTAGTCGTATCTGACTACATACGTAGTCGTAAATCCATGGGTAATTAGTCCAAAGAAAGTTAACGGGGCCTCTACGGGCGTTACAACAAGCCGTTTACCTGCTGTTATGCTGCAGGAGAATATGCGACCACGACCAACGGGAAAGTAAAGGCCCCACCACCCTCGAGGGCGGTGGGGCCAATCGGTATCACTAGGATGTCCGCTTGCTCCGTCGCGGCTTGTGCCCGTCGAGTCGGAGCAGGCAGTTCCGACACTCGAGCTCGTAGTAGACTGCCGTCCTTGTGGTGCGCTGGCTCCCATCTATCAGATGCATGGGCTTGCCGCACTTGGGGCAGGTGCGCCTGATTTCGATTACCAATGCACCACCACCAATGCGGTGGAGAAGAACTTGACGAGGAACGTCACGAAGCTCCAGAGCACGGACGTCACAAACGCCGCGCCTATGAGCAGGGCGAGCCACCCGCAGATCTGTCGGTCATCGCGGTCGAGGTGCGGCAGGTCATACCGATGGTAGACGCCCCTCATCAGTCGACCGCCTCCGCAAACGCGAGCGCCTCGTCGGTGAGTGCCACGTAGCGGTCGGCCTTGCTGGAAGCGCCTATGTAGTGACCCCATACGCGACCGTCGTTGAGAATGATGCCATCTATATTGCATGTCTCACCCGCCTCGTATGCGATGCCGTTGCCGACCTTGTTGCCATCGATGGTGGACGGATAATCGCGCACGAACATGCCGTACTTGAAGCGCACCGTACCCTTTGCGGGAATCATGCGCCACCCTTCCTCGCCCTCGGGCTCCTCCTCGAACGGCCAGCCACCACCGACGAAGCTGTCGTACAGCTCGCGCTCCTGCACGCCGCCGTTGGGGACGGAATCAATCATGTCACGACCACCAAGACTGATGCCGACGTGCGACGTGATGTACATGTCTCGTTCTTCGTCGTAATAGCCGAAGAACACGAGGTCACCGGGCTTCAACTCGTCGGGGTCGGCGGTCCAGTGGTTGTTCCACCTCACCCAGTCAGACTGCGAGCCGCTGCCGTTCTGGGCGCCTTGCCAATGGGGGATGTCTAGTCCGGCATGGGCGTATGCACACGTGGTCAGGTAGGAGCAGTTGTAGCTCTCGCCCTCCACGCCGCCGGAGGGGGTGTAGTCGTAGGAAGCGCCGATGTTGTCGCGGCAGTAGGCCACGATGTGTTCACGAACCCCCATGTCATGCCCCCTGCGGCTTAGGCTCCTCGTAGGTCATTGCGAGGACGCTATCGTTCCATCCTGCGGTTGTCGGGTCGTTGACCACGCCGAGAATGGCGAGCACGGCGAACGCCGCCTCCACGATCTGGCGGAGCTGGTCGCTCAGAATGCCGAAGTCCCAGCTAAATCCGAAGGGCGCTCCCACGGCCTGTACCAGCACGAGGATGGCCGGAATGATTGCCAACCAAAACGTCTTGTTGCGGATGCGAACCTTCCAATTGACTAGCATGATGCCTCCTAGAGTTCCTTGTTTTCGAGACGGTCGAGACGACGTGCGTGGTCGTCAAGCTTGGTCTCAACCTTTCCGATGCGAGTGGCGTGGTCGTCAAGCTTTCGGTCAAGCGCTCGCACGTCCTCACGAGTGTCCCTCGTCGTGTCGCTGATGTAGTCGAGCTTGTCCCTGATAGCCTGAGACTCGCTGACCGCTCCCTTTCGTTCGCGCGTGAAGTTGAGCAGGAGCGCAAGCCCTGCGATGCACACTGAGACCAGCGAGCCGATTTCTGCCACCGTCATGGCTTACTCGGTAGTCTTGTGGTGGTAGCACTTCGGAGTGTCGAGAAGATGCCCCTCGTCGGTCATAAGCATGACCGTGTGCACGGCCACCGGAGACTTAACAGTCTCGGCGAGCACCTGGTAGTACTTGACCTCGGCGCTCTCGCGGTCGTCATAGCACCACGAGCGTCCCTCAACGATGCCGTTCTGCAACTCGACAACGGTGTACTTGGTCTCTGTGGTCTCTGTAGTCTCAGCCATGATGTTCTACTCCTTGCTCTCAAGATTGTTGATGGTTGCCGCCATGTCCACGAACTGCACGTTGTACTCGGTCATGGCCTCGCCGCGCGCAATGGCAACGAGCGCGCGGTAGAGGATTCCACCAAGCTCGAAGACCTCGCCTGCGGCATAGTTGCCGGGGACTGTCGCAATGATGTCGTGCGGCTCCCCGTTGAAGATGCCGATGACCTGTCCGGGGTGCGTGTCGATGCCCGTTGCAATGGCCGCAAAGGTGTCTGCGCCCATGCGGAACTTGCCACGGTCGGGATTGCAGATGCACACCTTGCCATCGGCGTCACGCCCAGCGAAAACAATCCAGTGGTTGTGCCGCCAGAAGACGATGGCGGGGCGGTCTTGCCGCATCAGCTCGTCGGCGTCCATGCTGTAGCACTGCATGTCAAGGCCATGCAGACGGCCCACCCGCAAGAGGTCTGCGCCGGTGCATCCAGCGACGGTGATGCCGCACTCCTCGGTGAGCTGCTCCAGCGGAACGTCGACGCCGTAGTAGTCCAGTAGCATCTTGAGGCAGGTCGGCCCGCAGTCCAGCGGCTTGTCGCTGGTCACTGGGATAACGTCGTACACTTCTGCCTCCTAACGCAGCGGGTCAGTCGGGATGTCGATAACATCAAAGGTAAAGCGCTTGTGCTCGGCGAGCTTCTTGGTCTCGGCGTCCATCTCGGGCTGGCCGTCGCGCTCGATGTCGCGCGACTTCTGCTCCTGGATGGCGGCCATGACGTCCAGTTCCCTCTTTGCCATTACATTTCCTCCCCTCCGAAGAAGACGATTCCCGTGTCAACAAAGCCGACGCTTCCAGAGGCCTGCGAAATCTCCTCCATGAGCATCATTTCCTCGCTCTTGTCCATGACGTGGTACTCGTCCTGGACAGTCCACTCGTCAATGGTCTTGAGCGACTTCACGAGGTACTGGCGCTGCTTGTCCCAGCCACCGACCTGCTCGGCAATCTCGTCCTTGGTCAGCGTGTTGTGCTGAATCCATCCGAGACGCTTGCGCTCGTCGGGATACTCGTCAAAGTAGGCGGGGATGTTGATGACGATCTTGCCGGTAATCTTGCCGTCGTAGTCGTAGGTCGGACAGCGCTCGATAGTGCCGTCCTCCTTGAGCCTGATGTAGTCATGCTTCATGCCTACTCACCTCCCGTGATGGTCAGCGGCGTCGTTGCAGTGGCGGTGACCTCACCCTCGGTGTACGTGGCCGTAAGCTCGGTGTCCTCGGCGGTCAGCGCAGCGCCGTTTGCGGGCGCGTAGGTGGGCGTCACGAGCTTCTTGCTGCCGTCGTCGTAGGTGGCCACGACCTCCGCGCCCGTGGTGTCGAGCGTGCCGCCGACTGCGTACTCCGTCGTGGTCGGGGGCGTGCGGAACTCGATGGAGACCAGGGCGTGTGTGTTGGTAAAGGTGCTGTGCGTGTTCATGAAGCGCCACACCTTGTGCCCTGCGACGGCGCTGTAGTGCAAGTCAACCATGTTGATGCCCTCGGTCTCCGCCTGCGTGTGCTGCGTCGCAACCTTCACGTCGGAGCTTGGGGGCGTCAGGACGGAGCTGTAGGAGCCCGTGTGGTAGAAACGCATCTCGTACCAGCAGCCGTGCTCCTCGTCCTCCACCTCGGGGAGGATGAACTCGCTCGGGCAGTCAACGGGAGTGTCCAGGCGGTAGGTGACGTTGCGCGTGAGCCCGCTGCCCACGGTCATCTTGGAGTGCACGTACCACTCCGGTATGGTGTCGCCCGGGGTGACCTCCGCCACCTCGTACATCCCGGCGTCGTGCACCCATGCGCACCCGTCGAACTCGTAGCCCGTCGCGGCCCCCACGTAGTTGTAGTAGGTCACGCCCGCCTCGAAGGTCCCAAGAGCCTGCGGCCAGCTGACCTCGTGCAGCCCGTAGGCTCCTTCCGGGATAGTCTCGCCTGCCACGACCGAGGCCTGGTGCCACTCCCCTTCGGTCTGCATGCAGTAGGCTGTCCCGACGAACGTGCCCGTCGCCGCGGTCCATGCGTCGATGTAGTACACGTTCTTCGCGTAGGACCCGCCGACAGTGACTTCCTGCAGCACGTACTCGTCATCCACGAGCTTGTAGTACCGCACGCCCGCGGCGAACTTGCCCGCAGCCGTGAGCTTCTGGTAGCTGTGTGTGAAGTACTCGCCCTCCGGAATTGGCGCGCCAGCCATTACGGCGGCACGGGAGTGTCCCAGCTCCGACTGCTCGTCCACGACCCAGTACTCCGTGCCGACGAACGCCTCCCCCGCAGGTGCTGGCGGATGCGTCACCACGCGGGTGTGGTAGGTGGCCGGGTCACCGACCACGTAGCTCGTCGGGTCGACGGGCTCGTACTCGCCGTCCTCGATGGTGAAGTACGTCTTCTTCTCGGCGAACCTCTCGTCAGTCGTAAGCGTGAACTCCCACGTGACGAACGGGGACAGGTCGTAGACGTAGAAGGTGGTCCTGTAGTCCAGGTTGCGCACCGCAAGGTCAGGTGCCGCCATCACGAACGTCTCGGCGTTGCCCTCGGCCCAGGTGACGGTGACCGTCTGGGACAGCGCGGCGACCTCGAAGCGCACGGCGATGTCAACATGGTCGGCACCGACCGTGATGATGGAGCCAGCGGCGCCCTCGACGGTGGTGGCAGAGGTGACCTTGGCGCCGTCCTTGGCCTTGATGCGGACGAAGCAGTACCATCCGGTCTCGGTGATGCCGTAATCCTCGTAGGCCGACACGTCGCTCACGTAGGTTGGGATTCCCACGGCGTCAACCGTGCGGTAGGCCAGCTCCGTCTCGTCAAGCGAGGTCACGCGCCCGCCCACACCCTGTGCGACCTCAAGCGCCTCCATGGCGATGGCCTGCACCTGCGCGGGCCAGCTCGGGGCGGGGTCACCCGGCACGAAGCCAGACGGTTCCACGCCCTCCTGGACGATACCGCAGGACACCCAGATGGTCGGGATGACCACGGTGCCGTCAGGCTTGGCCCCGTAGACGCCGACCTTTAGCTCTGCGCCAGCCACGCGCAACACCTGTGGTGGCACGGTCACCGGCTCTCCGGTGAGGGCTATGTCGGCGCTCTTGTAGCCGGCATCGAATACCAGCCATGCCACCAGCCCATCGAATCTGTTATCGAGCTCGACCTCGACGGGCATTCCGACCGAGCCGGTGGTGAGCGGCTCGGTGACCGTGACGCGCGGCTTGCGCCCAGTCACTATCAGCTGTATCATCCGTCCTCCTTACTCCTTACTCCTTACTTATGCATGACCACTGCCACGACCGTCTGCGTGATGGCGCTCGTCCAATCGTTGTAGCTGTGGATCTTGAAGCCGTTGACGTACTTGGCACTCACCACGTACTCGATGTGCGTGAACCCGTTGGGCTGGCCTTCGGGCGTGAGGATGACCACGTAGTCGGTGTCGGTGACCGTTATGTCCCCCGGCCCCGAACCGAAGTAGATGGTGGCGTCGGCTCCGTCATTCGCCGGCGTGGTCATGGTCACCGTGTAGATGCCGATGGGCCGTATCAGGCCAACGGTGCCGCCCATTGACCCCTGGATGCGCAGGCCGTCGATGTGCACGGTGCACCCGTCGTTCTCGCCGGTCACGGCCACCGTCGCCCTGCTCTCGCCCTCGTTGGTGACCTGCGCGACGGTCATCTCCGCGAGGTCGCCCACACCACCCGGCCAGCCGCCGTTGAGCCCGATTTGAGGCGTAGTCTGCGAGGGCGTTCCGTAGCTCATGGTGAAGCTGCCACCGCTGTCCACGCTGATGGTGCCGGTGCCGTCACACATCTTGATGACCGAGTTGACGCTGTTCTTGCCAAGCTCGATCAGGCTGGCAGCGAAGGTCGCGAGGGTGGAGATGCCGCTGCGGACGTCGACAGAGTCATCGTCGATGAGCAAATTCCCGGTATCCTCCCGCCCGATGCGGACGCTTGGCACGTCGTTGTCGAGCCACGCCTTGATGTAGCTGACGCCGCCCTTGAGCAGCTCCAATGCCTCTCGGATTGACCAACCAGAAGTCTCGTCACCCTCGGGATGGACCATGATGCCATCCGTAAGCTCGGTGACGTAGCGGCAGACCTCGCGGATAGATCTGGGCCCGAAATAGCCGCCCAGGAACGCATAGAGCTGCGAGCTGGTGGCGAAGTACCCCGCCGTGGCGCTCGTCATGAGGCCCAGAGGGATGTAGCAGAAGCCGTCGCGCGTCGTGGGCGTTACGCAGGTGAGATACGGACTGCCATCGTTGGCAACCGTGAACGTGTTGCCGCTGACGGTGCCGCGCAGCCAGATGGTAGCCGCAGCCGCACCGCCAGTGATAGTGCCGCTCGTCGAGAAGTTCACGGCCGGGATGGCCTCGTAGGCCGTCTTGCCGTTGGCGTTGAGCTTGATTGCCGCGCTCGCGTAGAGCACGGGATAGGCCAGGTCGAAGGACACGCCAGCCGCCACATGCTGGTACCCGTCCGCGTCACCGCAGATGAGGTGCCCCGTGGCGATGGCGACGGCCGCCTTCACGTTGTCGTTGTGGAGCCTTCTGTCGTAGTTGTTGGTGTTGTTGTAGTAGTTGGCGTCCGCCCACCAGCCCCGCGGCACGACCGTCGTGCCAAAGACCTGGTCCTCGTGGTACACGAGGCGGATGTCGTTGCCCACGCCGTAGTGCGTGGTGAGCCTCGTCGCCGCGCCGTAGTAGCACGGCACCCAGTCGGTGACCGAGCCGTCCGCAAGCGTCAGGCGCAGGTACACGTTGTTCGACCTGCCGCTGTCGGCCCTGTTGGCGAGCTGAGCCGCCTCGTAGGCCTCCTGCTCCGACCCGGATGCGGGGGTCTCGGTGGGATACCGCAGGCGCAGCGTCACCTGCTGGCCATCCTCGAGAGCCGCTATGGTCGGGGCGTCGGCCGTCCACAGGCGAGACGCCTCCGTCTTGGTGTCGGTGACGGCCGGGTTGTGGGCGAGTGACTGTGCGGCGAGCGTCCCGGCATCGCCGAGGTCGCCCACCTCGTCCCCGTAGGTCATGCCCGCGGCTGGCCAGAAGCGCCCCTCAACACGGTCCCACAGGCCGGTCAGCCCGTCCGACTTGCGCACTGCACCCACGAGGTCGACGGCGAGGTCGTCCCCGTCGTAGAACCTGAGCGAGTACAGGCGCGTTATCGAGGGATTCTCGTACTTCGCGCCCCAGTTCGCTCCCGTCTCCGTAGCGAACACGCACATCCCCCAGTTAGGGTATATGCCCTCGACGGATGCGGCCGCCGTAGTGGTTCCATCTGGCTTGGTGTACACGCCGTTGCGCAGGGAGCACTGCTGTCTGCTCTGGTCCTTCAGGAGACCCGCTGAAACCTTCTTGTTGCTGCCGAAGCGGAGACCTCCAGTGGAGGAATCCTGACTGGAGGTTATAAGTTCATAGTCCCTGTTCGACGTGGCTGTGTGACGGACACCGAAGATGGTTCCGCACAGGCCTTCGCCGTCCTCGCGCGTCTTACCGAAGGCGTTGCCGTTGACGACGAAGGCACTATAGGTCAAGAAGTCCACGTCGAAACCCCAGCTACCGTCCTTGTTCGGCACCCAGTCGAGCTGGACGACCTGATTTCCCTGCGACTCCACCCACTCGACCTCGGTGTACGGAGCCTCGAGCGTGGTCGCTGCCGCGGCAGCGTCGATGGCCTCCTGCTGGCGGTCACCGCCGCCGGGCGTGCCAATGGCTTGCATCGCCTTCGCAGTTCCGTCATCGCCCACGAGGGCCACGCTCACCGTGTCTCCCTTGCGCACGTTTCCGATGACCGGCACCTCCACGTACTGCGAACCGTCACCGGAGATGACCATGCCGCCAGGGTCGACCATGACCGTGCCGTCGGACGAGTCGGCCACGGCCTCCATCTGCGTCATGCTGACGTTGGTCGCGCGTCGCACGGGCGATCCCTCCGCACGCCGCGCGCCGGCGAGCATGCGAAGGCCATCAAGTGGATTCATTGCGCACCTCCTCCAGGGTGAGCGACTGCGTCATGTCGCCGAAGTCGGTCTTGCACGTGGCCACGATGCACTTGACGGGCTCGCGGCCGTGCGGGGTGAAGTTGACGATGTCCCCCTCGTGGAGGTCCATGTAGATGACGTCGCGTCGCCACTCCGCGCCGATGTTCTGCGAGTCGCGCCAGAAGCGCTCCGCCTCGGAGTTCAACTCCCCCTGGGACGGCTCCTCGCTGGTTCCCTCGTACGACCTCTTGACGGCGATGGTGTAGCCCCTGCGGGCGCTCGAGGTCTCGGACTCGGGCGGCGAGTCGTACCATCCCGCGATGGTCACCGACTTGCTCTTGCCGTCTCTGCCCTTCTCGCTCTTCGTCGCGGTGACGATGGCGCGGCCCGGCCGCTCGTGCGCGTTGCTCGTGCGCCTCGCCGTGCCGACGGACAGCGTCGTAGGGTCGTCGTCGATGATGTCGCACGTGGCACCGCGCCACCTTGGGGCCGTGTACGGCCTGACGGTGATGCGGCCATGGCCGTCGACGTCGATGCGGTCCGTCGAGCCCGTCATGTCGTAGCACATGTGGAGCATCGAGTCGCCGCGCTCGTAGTAGACCGCCGAGCCGAAGCGCCTGTCCACCGCGCCGTCGAGGCTGTGCGGCATGCGCGCCAGGTCGAGCAGCGAGCGCACGGCCTCGAGCATCGAGGCCCCTGCCGCGCACACGACCTGCCAGGGGATGAGGTCTCGGTTGATGCCGAAGAGCGTCGAGTCGAGCTCGTACGTGCGCGTCACGCTGCCGTTGTCCTCATCCTCCTGGACGTTGGTCACGTAGCCTGTGAAGAGCTCGCGCGACCAGCCGACGGATGGCACCGAGAGCGTGATCCTCAGGCGGGCGTCCTCCACGTAGCCGTCGGACTCTCCCTCGGGCATGACCGTCGTGACGCGGGCTGACGCCCTCGTGTCGGTTCGGTATCCCTCGTCGATGGAGCAGTCTGACGGGACGATGCCGTCGAGCACCGAGAGCGTGACGTCTAGGTTGTGCTGGCTGACCACGGTGACGTCAAGCTCCCACTCGTGGTCTACCTCCTCCCACCTCACGTCCTCACCGCCTGCTGGCTGATCCTTGCGTTGACGTAGCCGGGCATCTGCCATCCGGAGTCGAGCCCTGTCACCACCACGCGGTGCCAGTCGCCCCTGGGCGTGCGGTAGATCGGGTGCTCGCCGTCGGTCGTGGTCATCGCCAGGCGCTCCATGGCGTCCTCGGTGGCGTTGGGATGGATGGCTCCGTCGAGGCTCACGCCCTCGACGCCCAGATCGAGCCGCTCCACGCCCCAGCTCGTGGCCACGGGTCGGCCGCCGCCGGTCGTGGAGTGCAGCGCGACCTCCGCGGAGTGCGAGCGCTCGTGGCGCGGGTGGTCGCTCACGTTGACGTGGAGCGCGGCGCACTGGTCGAGCACCTCGCCCCAGTTCCACAGGCAGCAGTCCGACTCCGCTCGCACCGCCGCTGACCCGATGCCGTATGCGGTGCCCACGTGGGACATGACGAGCACGCGGCTGTCCTTGTTGAGCGGCGGGCAGACGGCGAAGTGCCTGAGCTCGCCATCGTCGGCGAGCGGGCACTCCTGCAGCGTCATGTGCCCGTGGTACTCCACCTCGAGCAGGCATGCGTCCGCGTCGGTGGGCTGCACGAGCACGTGCAGCAGACCCATGTCGGCGTCGATGGTCTCCACCGTCGGGGCCACCGACAGGGCCCCCGTGCCGTAGCCGAACCGGCCCCACACGATGCCGCGGCCCACGGCGCCCTCGACGTTCGTCAGGTCGTACTGCAGGCCGACGAGCTCGTTCTCGTCGGGGATCCTGCGCATGTGGCGGGCGGCGTCCCAGTTGATGCTCGTGAGGGACGGGTGGGCGGCCCACTCGGTGATGGCGATGCCGTCCTCCCCGACGAGCCGCGCGCGCAGCCGCGTGACCGCGGTGCCAAGCTCGTCGTGGGCCTTGGCGAGCGCCCCCACCTTCCAGGGCTTGTCCTCGCCGTCGCGCCGTGCCCACAGGCGCACCTCGTCGAGGGCGATCTCGGGCTTCCGCCTGAGCCGCACGACGGTGCGGATGACCGGGCCGTGCGCCCTGCCGCCGGTGATGCCGAAGCTCTCGCGGAAGGCGCGGACCTCTATGACGAGCTCGACGTACGGGTTGTCCTCGGTCAGTTCCGCCGCGAACTGGAACGGAAGCTCCACCTCGCCGCCCTCGGCGGTGAAGGTGGGCGCCCATGCGTCGCCCCACCCGCTGCGGGCGGTGGAGCCGTCGCGGATGTTTCGCCACGGGTGCGTGCCGGTGTAGGTGGCGCGCATCTCGTCGAACTCGTCGCGGTAGGTGAAGCGCGCCTGGTACGCCCCTTCGGGGCAGACGAACGTCATGCCCTCCGCCACGACCTCGCCGAGCCCGTCGCGCTCGAATGCCGCGGGGGTCAGCTGCGTGGGTGCGGTGATCCCCGCGCCGAGCGCCTCCGTCTTCACGAAGGCGAAGCGCTGGTTTGCCTTGCCCAGGCGCGTCCACATCACGAGGTTGGTGCCGGGCGTCATGCTCGCCCCGCACACGTCCATGCAGCGGTTGCTGCCGGACTGGTTGCGGAGCTCGTAGGTCGGCACGGTGATCCCGTCGATCTTGCAGGTGCCCGCCTGCACGGGCAGCCACATCTGGTTGGGGTTGGGGTTCTCGGGGTCGAACGGCCACTGCAGCACCGCGCGGCCGTCGGCGTCGGCGCCGTGGTCGACGTCCAGGGCCTTGCCGCTGTGCGACGCCACCAGCTTGATGAGGCCACCGCTCTCGCGCACGGCCTCGAAGACCTGGTTTGGCCCGTCGTTGTCGGTCCAGACGCACGCCTTCGCGCCGGCCGCCTCGGATGCGGCGGCGATGTCGACGCACAGGCGCGGGTCCATCTCGGACACGAGGCGGTACGTGCCGCCCTCGGTGAGGACGTCCACCGGCACGAAGATCCAGCGCTGCCAGACGTTGCCGAGGGACTCCCACAGCAGGACGTTGGTGCCGGCCGTGCTCCCGCCGCCTGCGGCGTCGAGCACCTTCGGGGTGCCAGTCGTGACGAGCGAGGTCTTGATGACGTACGTGTCGTAGGTCTCGCCGCCGTAGGTCGCGGTGCCGCCGTCGGCGTCGAGGAGCCAGCGCTGGGCGGCGGAGTCGTTCTCGCTCCACTGCCTGATGTTCGTGCCGTTCTCGGTGTTGCCGTTCTCTAAGTCGAGCCAGTTGCCCGTGAGCGAGCAGCAGAGGCGCCAGGTGTACCCGGCGCGCACGAGCGTCCACATCTGGGCGTCCGAGTGGTCGAGCACGTCCCAGAGCTGCACGTTCGCGCCGGACTGGTCCCCTCCGCCGTTGACGTCGAGCGCCTTGGCGGCATGGGCGTTGATGATGAGGTAGGTTCCCTCGTCCAGTGCCATGGTCACTCCTTATCCCGCGTACATGCGGCTCACGCGGCTCGCCTGGCTGGCTATCTCGCCCACGAGCGCGCGGCCGTCGATGTTCACGGCCATGCCCGCGAGCGCCGACGCTACCGATGCGCCCAGCCTGTCGTAGTCGATGGGCTGCTGGCCCACGAGCCCCTGACGCGCCATCGACTCGGCGACGATGCCCGCGAAGTCGTCGGCGAAGGGGCGCTGCAGCGGCACGATGGCCTCGGCGCCCTGCTCGCCGATGCGGTTGTAGGCGTCCCACATGACGCCGTCCCCGCGGCGGTTGGCCATGAGGATGTCGCCGTCGGCGTGGCTGATGATCGCGCCGCGCGCACGGTTCTTGGTGATCGTCTCGTTGATGGTCGTGTTGTGCGTCGTGAAGTACACGTCGTAGCTGCGGCCGTTTGCGTTGGCGAGGGTGCTGAGCAGCGTGTCGACGCTGCCCTTGCCATACACGTTCGCGGTCATGCTGACGCCCGTGCTCTTCGGCACGTTCTTGATGGACTTGTCGAGGTCCTCCACCAGGTTCTTGCCGCTCACCTTGGCGTCGACCTTGGCGTCCTTGTCGGTGACGGCGTCTGACTTCTGCTTGAGGTCCTCCACCTCGCCCGCGGCCTCGCCCGCGTTGGTCTCCACGTCGAGGTACTTCGGCACGAACTCGGTGCCGTTGAACTCCATGATGACGCCGTTGGCGTCGACCACGTTGCCCACGCCGTCCACGTGGAGCTCGCCGTACTTGCTGTCGAACTCGGTGGCGTTGTAGTTCTGGATGTAGCCGATGAGCTGGTCGATGTTGCCGCCGGCCATCTCGGCCATGATGGCGAACTGCTCGCCGCCGATCTGCGCGAAGTCCTCGGCAGACACCCCGGCGTCCTGCAGGCCCTGAGAGAGCGTCGCTGCGTCGATGCCCAGGCGCTCGCATGCCTCGCGCATCTTGTCGGTCGTCATGATGATGCTCTCGCGGGCCCCCCAGTGGGCGTTCTCAGCCTCGGTGAGGTCGCCGAGCATGTTGTAGTAGGTCTGCTCTTCCTCGGTGAGCTTCTCCACTGCCGTCTGCGCTGCTGCCTGATCGCGCGCGAGGTCCTGATAGGTGCCGTCCTCGCGCTTCATCTTCTCCACGAGTTCCTCGGTTGTGAGCACACGGCCGCTGATCGCGTCCTTGTAGCCCTTGTTGGCCTCGAGGTAGTTGTTGGTTCGGTCGGTCACTGCCTGCGTGGCCTTCTCGAGTTCCTCCTCTGCCTTGACGCGCTCCTTGTAGGTGTCAGACGCCATCTCGGTCAGGGCGTTGGCCTGCGCCTCGCGCTGCTTCGCGTCGATGAGCTGGTCGATCTCGTCCTTAAGGTTGTGGACCTCGCCGGCCTCGTCCTTGTACTTGCCCTTGAGGACGTCATGCACCTCGTAGCTCGTGCCAAGGATCTCGTTGACGCGCTCGACGGCAACCTCCAGCTCGCCCATGTTGCCCTGGTAGTCCTTGCCGGCACCTGCGGCGTCGTCGATGACGCCCTTGTAGTGCTCGAGCTCGCCGATGAGGCTTGCCGTGCTGTCGCGCGTCTCGGCGTTGCGCTCGTTGTGCTCCCTGATGGAGTCGAGCAGCCCGTCCACGTCGCCCTTGACGATTCCCGCCTGCTCGCCGAAGTCCTTCATCGAGGTCGTGCCGATGGTGAATGCGGCGCCGAGCCCCTCTGTGTTGGCGCCGATGCCGCTCATGGCGTCCGCCAGGTTGCGGGCGTCGCGATCGGCTTCGGTCATCTCGTCATAGAGGCTCTTGACGGTAGCGGCCACGGCAGCAAGCGCAAGCGCGCCCAGCGCGACCTTAAGGCCCAGGATGCCCGTCTCCGCGCCCTTGAATGCCGTGGTGAGCGACTTCACGAACCCGCTGCCGCGGTCCATCTGTCCCCTGAACACGGCGATGGCCTGTGCGCCGGCGCCGAGCTTGGAGACGAGGCTTCCCGCCCCGCTCGTCAGCTTTCCGAACACGGTGAGCAGCGGGCCTGCGGCGGCGGCCATGAGGCCGAGCTTGATGATGTTTCGCTGCTCGTCCTCGTCCATGTCGGCGAAGGCCTTGGCCAGGTCACCGACCTTCTGGATGAGCGGCTCCGCGGCGTCGATGCCTTCGATGAGGGCGTCCGCGAGCGGCCCGCCCACCTCGATGGCGATGGCCTGCAGCTTGTTCATCGCCACCTGAAGCTTGCTCGCCAGCGACTCGTTGCGGTTGTCGACCTCTGCCTGCAGGGCGGTGTTCTCCGCCCATGCGTCGTTGGCGAGCTTCACCGCGTCTGTCATCTTGCCCGTGTCGCCAGCGAGTCGCTTCATGACGTCGGTCTGCCTGATTGCGCTGATGCCAAGCTCGTCGAGCATCACGGCCATCGACTGGTCCTGCTCGGTTGCCTCTTCGAGTCCCGAAAGCACGGCCGCAAGGGCATCGACGGGGCCTTCCTTCCATGCCGCAGCAAATTCGTCTGCGCTCATGTGTGCGGTGCTCGCCCACTTATCGAGATTCTCGCTACCCGTGGCAACGTCTTTGTCGATGTTGCTCATGATCGTGGAGATGGCGCTGCCGCCAGCCTCGGCGCTCACTCCCATGGAGGTGAGCGCGCCTGCGAGTCCAAGCACGTCCGCCGAGCTCAGGCCGATTGCCGCACCGGCACCGGCGATGCGCATCGCCATATCGGATACGGCACTCTCTGTCGTTGCCAGGTTGTTGCCTAGTGCGACGACGGTAGATGCATAGTTGCTCACCTCGTCATGGCCGGTACCCATGATGTTGAAGTACTGCGCCATGTTGGTGGCGGCATCTTCCCAGTTCATGTCGGTGGCCACATCGAGTCCTGACGCCACACGGCTGAACTCCTGCAGCTCGTCTATTCCAAAGCCCAGCTGCGCGCCGAGCGCCTCGATGTCGAGGATGGTGGCGGCATCCACCGGCTGCACCTTGCTCGACTCGATGGCGGCGTCCTTGAGCGCCTGGTACTGGCCCTCTGTGGCGTCGAGCGTCTTGCGCACGCCCGTGAGCGCGGTGTCGACCTCGATGGCGCTCCTCACGCTGACGGTGCCGAGCGCCACGAGCGGGCCGGTGACCGTGCGCGTGAGCGTCGCGCCGGTGGCCTGCATGCCGCCGCCGATGGACTGCATTGCGCCGCCGACGTCCTGCAGCTTCTGGCCGAACTGGCCCAGCTTGGTCGCGTTGCGGTCGTATGCGACCTCGGCCTCGTGCAGCTGCTGCGTGTAGGCCTCGAGCCGCGCCTCGGCGCGCTCGATCTCCTCGGTGAGGTGGTCGTACTCTGCCGCGTTCTCTGCCGTGCGCTCCCCGAGGCCTTCCTGCCTCTCCCTGAGCACGTCGATTCTGGTCTGCCACTCCGCACAGCGGTCGCCGGCTATCTTGACGTTCTGCGCGAGCAGCTTCACGTTCCCGGATGCCCCCTTCATGGCGAGGATCCGGTTGACCTCCATGCCGCTGCGCGTGGTTATGCGCATGTCCTTGTTGATGCGGTGGAGCGCCGCCGACAGGTCGGAGGCGTCGCCCTTGAACTTGATGGTCAGGCCCTTGAACTCTCCGGCCATGCGTCACACTCCTAGAAACGATCCATGTCGGCCTGCGTCGCCGCGCGCACGCCCGGTCGCACCATCTGCGCCCCGCTCTCGGGGTCTCGATTGCGCCACCCGGCGGCCACGGCGAGGTAGCGCTCAGTCTCGTCGGGACTGAGGTCGCGCGCCTCCTTGAGCGTCATGCCCAGCGACATGAGCGAGAGGATGGCGCTCTCCTCGGGGAAGTCGCGCGCCGCCTGCGGCACCGCTGCCGCATCGCCGCCGTCGCGACTAAGCGACTCCGCTTCCCTGTTCCTCTGGCTCCCGAAAAAAGGTGCGCATCATGAGGCCGACGACCTCCACGCACGCCTCTGCCTGCTCCTGCACGGTCCACAGCTCGTCGCGCACGCTGCGCATCCACTCGTCGTACCCGACCTTCACGGTGCCCTCGGCCGCGGCGAGCGCCCAGACGATGCCCCAGAGCGCCGGGCTCACGAAGCGCACTTGGATGCTTCCGTCCTCGTTCACCTCGCCGATGCAGTCTGCGAGCAGCTGCGAGGCGTCGTGCGACAGCGTTCCGTTGTACTCGCCACTCTTGCGCCCGTAGAACTCGTCCGCATAGAGCTGGCTTGCGAAGTTGGAGGCGCGCAGCGCGTACGCACGGCCGCCCAGGGTAATCGTCGTGGTGTTCAAGGCATCCTCATCTCGTCAGGAAAGAGGGGCCGGGAGCTCGTCCCGGCCCCTGGGGGTCGTGGTTGCGCCTGCGGCCTACGCGGAGGCGGTGCCGTGCGGCACCATGTCGAAGTAGCTCTCGTAGGCGGCGTGCGTCTCGGTGGTGTCGGACATGGTGGCGACGGCGTACTTGGTCTTGGTCGCCGATGCGCCCGAGCCCTCCGTGAACGTCTTGGCGATGGCCGTCAGGTTGATGGTCTCGTGGTCGGCGTTGATGGAGCTGCCCTCGGTGGTGGTGTGGGCGCCGGTCGGCGCGGTGGCCTTGCACTTGCAGGCCCAGCGCTTCTTGTCGTGCTTGTCGCCCTTGAACTTGAAGTGAAGGGCGAAGTACTTGGACTTCTCGCCGCCGCCGGAGAGGATCGCGCCGTCGGAGTCGCGCACCTGCCCGAGGACGTCCACCAGGAAGTCGTCGGGGAAGTACATGGCCTCGAGCGAGCCGGTGAAGCCGTCATCGGTCTCGATGGCGGCGGCGGTGTCGTCGTTGGCGTAGAACTTGAGCAGCTGGCTCTGGAAGTCCAGGGTCAGGTTGACGGGCCAGTCGATGACCTTCTCGGGGCCGTAGGTGCCGTCGTCGTTCTCGACGCGGTAGCCCACGTCCTCGAGGCCGAACTGGATGCCGTTGATGGGATCGGGCATGGCTGCCTTCTTTCTCTTGTCTTCTGGTTAGATGCCGATGCAGTCGAGCCCGCCCCAGACGGTCTCGACTATGCCGTCACCAAGCTGGACGGTGTAGCGGTCGTAGGCGAAGCCCTTCGCGTCGAGGGCGTCCTCCACGCGCTCCTCGAGCGCGATGGAGGAGCCGTGCGTGTAGAGCTCCACGTCGTAGGGCGTGATGCGGCAGCACACGCCGTCTGCCGCCATCGCGTTGCGCGTCTTCTGGGGGACGAGCAGGGCGTGCGGCAGCGGTGGGATGTCCTCGGGGTCGAGCGGTGCCCACGAAGTCCGCGCGAAGGGAATGCCACAGGCGCGCAGGGCGTCGCACAGGTCGTCGTATGTCCTCATTGGTCCACCGTCGCGTTCCTGATGATCTCGGCGCCCACCACGTAGGCGGGGACGATGTGCGGGAAGGCGCGCGTGCGCTTCCCGGTGGGCCTGCCGTGCACGAAGAGCTCGTGGCCCTTCTCGAGCAGGTGCGTCAGGTTGCCGCGCTTGCGCACGTTGCCCACCGTGTACTCGGTCGTGCCCTCGCTTGCGTAGGTGCGCCTGGAGCGGAACGTGCTCGCGTAGTCGCCGGTCTCCGCGGGCGTGAGCGGGCCGTCGCGCAGCTCGCTGGCGCTCTTGGTCGCCGCCTTCTTGACGAGCTTCTCCATGGCGAGCGTCTGCTCCGCGACGTGCCTCATGCATATCGACGTGAGCTCTTCGCCGAAGCCCTCGACGCCGGTCACGACGTCATTGGCCATGCTGCACCGCCCCCTCCGCGCACGTGAGCTCGACCCACGCGCCATCGCCCCTCGTCGACTCCACCTTGTAGGTGACGCCGCGGTAGGTGACGGAGCGCTCGCCACGCCAGTCGCACGCGCGGAGCGTGAGCAGCACGGTCGGCCACACGGACTGCGCGCCGCCGGAGCTGCCGCGCTCGCCGCCCATGCGGGCGGTGCGCACGTACACCTCGGTGGGGACGGTCTCCTGCGTCATCTCGCCGCGCCCGTCGCGCGTCACGCTCGTGGCGTGCAGCACGCACGTGCCGTCGGTGGTGAGCTCGCTGAGCCACAGCGTCATGGTCTTGGCGGCGAGGTCGACGCGGGTCACGTCGTAGGCCCTGCCGCCGATGGCGCACGTGGTGCCGGCATCGACCCCGGGCGCGCGCCTGGTCACCACCTTGCGGGTGACCTGCACGCCGTCTGCCTCCGCTAGCTCCATGTCCTCGGTGCGCAGGCGGCTCTGCCGGTAGGCGAGACCGAAGCGCGTCGCCAGGCCGTCGGTGCCCGAGAAGTCGATGCCGCGGTTCGCGCGGTCGCCGGTCTCGGACATGACGGAGAGCACGCCATCGGTCGGCGCGAAGACCTCGCGCTTGCGCCTAAGCATCGCCGTCCTCCGCGACGGACCCCACGAGGTTGCGGAGGTGCGCCTCGCCGACGTCCTGCGCGTAGTTGCGCCAGAAGTCGTCGAGGGCGTCGCTGTACTCGTAGAGGCATGCGTTGAGGAAGAGCGGCCACTCGGGCTGGCCGGCGTTGTACTCGTGCCCGCGCTCCAGGGAGCACCGCAGGTTGAGGATGGGAGTGACGGTGTCGATGACGTCGCGCACGCGCTCGTCCGTCGTGTCGTCCTCCCACGTGATGTTGAGCTTGCGCTTCACGGCCGCGAAGCGCTCCACGTCACGGACGTCTGGCGCCTTGGCCATGTGCGCTCACCTCCCCGTGACTACGCCTGTTCCTTGGTCTTGACGGTGCCGGCCACCTTGACGTTGAGGTACGCGGGGTCGAGGTTGCTAAGGTCGAGCACGATGGCCGTGGTGTTCCAGCGCGGCTCGCCGTTGGCGTACTGCACGACCTTGAAGACGCGGTTGTCCTCGAGGAACTGGTACTCGTCGCTGTACTCGATGCCGCGGTTGCCACCGACGAGCAGGTCGTACTCGCCAGCCAGGAACAGGATGGCCTCGTTGGCGTCGAGGAACTCGGACTGTACGGCATCGGTCGGGATGGGGAACAGGTTGTTGACGTAGGCACCGTTCGCGTTGAGCACGGTGGTGGCAGGCATGACCTTGGTCAGGTAGTCGATCGGATTGCAGACGAGCGTCAGGCCGTCGAGGCTGCCCTTCACGCGCTCGGTGCCGACGCCGTTGATGGGGTCGGTCTTGGCGAGCTGTGCGACGAGCGCGCCGTAGGAGGCGGGATCGAAGCTCGTGACGGCGACGGCGGTCTTGGCGGGCTTGCCGTTGGTGGGGTCGATGGCGCCGAGGATGTTGCGGTTCAGGCCGGTCGGCTCACCGCCGATGCCCTTGCCCTTTACGACGCCATACTCGAGGCCGCACGCCATGGCCTCGGTGAGGACGGTGCGCGTGTAGGCGCCCATCCAGCGCGGGCCGAGGTTGAGCATGTCCTGGGAGACGGCGCAGAAGCAGGAGAGCTTGCCCTGGTTGACGGAGACGGTCTCGAAGGCGGAGGTGATCTCCTTGGTGATGGTGCTCTCCACGGCACCCCACACGGCGAGCTGGCGCGTGTGCTTGTTGCGCAGCCACGTCGTGACGTAGCCGACGTTGCGCACGCCGATCTTCGCAAGGAGTGGATGCGCCGTCTCGATGTCCTTGAGGACCTCATCGATGAAGGTCTCGGGCATCATGCGGTCCTTGACGTCGGTGGCGCCGGTGCCGTCGCCGATGGTGGCGAGCGCCTGCTTGGGGTTGGGCGACTTGAGGGCGGCGATGACGTTCTCGAAGTAGCGCGTCTCCTGCTTGGTCAGCTGCGGGAAGCCGCGCTGGATGAGCACCTGCTCGTCGTGGCTCTCCATGGCTTCGCGGAACTGCTGAGCGAGGTCTTCGGCGACCTCCTTCTGGAAGCTGACGAACGCCGCCTCGAGAGCGGCGGGATCCTCGCCCTGGAACGCCTGGGCGAGCTGCTTGGCGGCCTCGGAGGCCTTGCCGTTCAGGTTGATGGGCATGTTGCCCCTCCAATCTGCCCCACGTGGGGCTAGTCTGCGAACAGCAGCGCGGCGCGCTGCATGAACGACTTGCTTTGCTGTGCGGGCTCGGGCTCCGGCTCGGGTTCAGGCGCGAGCTCGGGATGCGTGGCCATGGCGTCGGCGACGGCCTGCGCGATGCGGGCCACCACCTCGTCGGACAGCTCGACGGGCGCCATCTCTGCCACGAGCGTCTCTGCCGCAGGCTCGGTCACCTTGCGCATGAGGGCGCGCATGGCGCTCTGCTCCGGCTCGTCGTCATCGTCGTCTGGCTCGTCCACCTCGGTGGCGAGTCCCCACTCGACGGCCTGCTCTGGCAGGATCCACGTCTCGGAGTCCATCAGCTCGTCGAGCATCTCGCGCGTGAGCGCCTCCGTGGCATGCGACATGTAGGCGCGCTTGGAGAGCTCCGTGATGGTGTCGAGGTCGTCGGCGGCCTTGCGGAGGTCCGCGGAGTCGCCTCTGGCGCTCATCCAGGCGTTGTGGATCATGAGCAGGGACGCGTCGCGCATGACGCGCGTGTCGCCCGCCATGAAGATGACCGACGCGATGGAGCAGGCGAAGCCCTCGCACACGGTCGTGACGTGGGCCTTGTGCGCCTTGAGGGCGTTGTAGATCGCGACGCCCTGGGCGACCTCGCCGCCCATCGAGTTGACGTGAACGGTGATCTCGCTGCACGTCTCGGGCAGGTCGGCAAGCGCCTTCGCGATGTCGCTGGCATCGGTGTCCGTCTCGCCCTTTCCAAAGAGCCAGTGTCCCGAGCTGATGTTGCCCAGGATGTGCAGGTCCGCGCTCGTGGCGTCGGAGGACACGAGCAGTTGCATCGGGATAGCGTTAGGCATTCGTATTCACCTCCCCCGCGGTCTCGAAGTTCTTGGTCCGCTGGTAGTCGTCCATGCCGTCGGCGCTTACGGGGCGCTGGCGTGTGAACGCGCGGATCTCGTTGGGGGTGTCGACGGAGCTGCCCACGAGCTTCTCGACCTTGTCGGCCACGTCGAAGATGTCGACGTGCTTGATGTGGCTGGTGTCGACGACCACGCGGCCGCCTGCCATCCACTCGTCCTCGGTGAGCGTCTTGCGGGCTATCTCGTCGGCCATGGCGCGGGCGATCGGGTCCACGCAGAAGGTGACGAAGCTCGTCCACACCGCCTCGAAGTTGTTGGTGTTGCCGTAGAGCAGCGACACCGGCACGCGGAAGCAGGCTGCGACGGCGTCGAACATGTCCTTGCGGATGGCGATGACGTCCTCGCTCTTGCGCCAGGATGCCGCGCTGCTCGCCCCCGCGAGCCTCGTCAGGTCGAATCCCTTGTACACGGGCAGGACGCCGCGGTCGCCCTTCAGGAAGGGCTTGAGGCTCTTGTCGATGTAGTCGGCGATGCGCTGCATGTTCTTGTCGGTGCCGCTGACGGGCGTCTCCGTCATGAGCTTGTAGCGCATGGCGTTGGAGTCCTCGAAGGCCGCCTCGGCCACGCTGCCCAGCGCCTGGTACTCCCTCACGGCGAGCGTGAGCAGCTCGCTCCATCCGGGACACGGCATCAGGCGGAATCGGTACGCCTCGCTCGCGCGGTAGCTCCTGCGCGCCACCTCGGTCGAGCCGCCGATGCTGACGTACTCGTACCTGTCCTCGCGGCCGGGCTGCTCGTTGATGGAGTAGCCGTCGGCAAGCCAGAGCTGCGTGTTGCGGTTGCGGGTGATCGGCACGACCAGCGCGCCGTCGCGGTCGGTGAGCGCCGTGTGCAGCAGCTCGCTCACGAACTCGGCGCGGCTCTGGTTGGCATTCGGGCTGACGTTCCAGAGCCAGCTCTCGTGGTCTGACGCCTCGGGAGCGTCGGCGCTGCGGTAGATGCGCACCTCGCTCATCTGGATGGCGGCGATGCAGTACGACTCGAGGATCGAGCGCGCGACCTCCATCCAGCGGCATCGCTCCTCCGCCTCGAATACCTTGGACCCTGTGGGCTTGCCGTCCTCGCCGAGGACGTTGCCCAGGAAGTCCACGACGGTGCTCCTCACGGACATGGGCGGTGCCTCCTATCGGCATGAAAATGGCCCCTGGCGGGGCCTGTCCTTCCTTGCGCGCACGTCATGCGTGCGTCCCTCTGATGTCGGAGTTCCCCACGACCAGCCGCTCCCAGTCGACGTCCTCGCGGGGCCTGAGCCCGACGGGCGCACCACGCGCGGGACGGTGCCTGAGGTCGATGAGCTCTCCGGTCTCGCACGCCTTCGCCACGCAGGCGGCCACCATGGCGTCGGCCATGGCGGTGAAGTGTCGGCACGCGATGTCGAGCAGCTCTTGCAGGCTCATGGGTCGCTCCTAGAAGGTGATGGGAGACATGAGCACGAGCTCCGTCTCCTCGGGGATGCGCGTCCCCACGCACATGGCGTGGACCAGCGCCATGAAGGTGTCGGTCTTGCGCGAGTGCGGCGCTATCTTGCCGTACTTGTAGTTGTTGTTGGGCGCGGGGACGCGCTTGGCGTTCCACGTGCTCCACCTCATCAGGGGCGAGTCGCCCCACGCTATCTGCTGGTTGGCGAAGACCGAGTCCATGATGGGCTCGACCTTCATGATGTCGCTCGGCCGCACGACGTAGACCTGCTGGTCGTCGCCCCTCAGGGTCGAGTCGAGCCGGAGCACCTCGAGCAGCGCCTTCTTGAGCAGCGCGAGCCTGTAGTCGTCCAGCGCCGCCATGATCAGCTCGGCGCCGAGCTCGTCGCACGTGCTCGCCGCCCACTCGCACGGCAGCTCGGGCGAGATGTCGACGTCATCGACGATGGTCAGCAGACCCATGTCCGCCCAGTCCTGCAGCGGGGCCTTGACCTCGCCGGCATCCGCCGACCTCGTGCACCACCATGCGTGGTGCAGCGCCTGCCACTCGCCGTCGCGGTGGAAGAGCAGGCACGCGCCCAGCATGTCGGTCGTGTGGGCGTAGTCGATGCCCAGCACGCACGGCAGGCCCTGCAGGTCGCCCATGTCGCGAGATGCCGCCACGAGGTTGTCCCAGGGCGTGACGATGAGGTCAGCCCTCGCCGTCGGGCAGTTGAAGCGCTTGGTCGGCACCTCGGGGTGCTTGGCCGGGTGGCGCTGCCACTCCCGGTAGTCGTCGCGGTACTGCTCGAGCAGCACCGGGCGGCGCGTGACGGATGGGTTGACCTTCGGCCACATCGCCTCGTCGTGGATCTCGTCCGGGTCATCCAGGCGGAAGACCATGGGGAGGAGTCGGTTGTCTGGCTCGTCGCCCGACAGCACCGACTCGGCCAGCTCCTTGTCCTCGTCGAGCGGCCCCTCCCGCACGTCCCCGTCGGTCGTGATCTTGAAGATGCGCGGGTCGTCCTTCTTGCCCAGTCCGCCCACGAGAACACCGATGATGGAGTTGTCCTCGTAGGCGTGCTCCTCGTCGAAGATGACAGCCCCGGGCCTGCCGCCGTCCTTGGTCTTGGCGTTGGCGGTCAGGAACTTGAAGATGCTGCCCGTGGCCTTGTTGGCGATCTCCTCCTTGCCCCACTTGAACCCAGGCGCGAACCTCTTGGGGCTGCGCTCCATGATGTTGTACAGCTCCACGAACGACGTCTTGGCCTGCGGCTCGGTCGTCGCGACCACGTTGACGTCGTACTCCGGGATCCCGTTTCCCTTGCTCATCATGCAGAAGGTCAGGAACGTGATGAAGCCGTTCTTGCCGTACCCTCGGCCGACGTAGAGGAACAGGATCTTGAAGCGCGGCAGCATGTCGGCATCGTAGGTGCAGAGCATCAGGGCCAGCATGAACTTCTCGTCCGGCGTGAGGTCGAACGGGAAGAGCCGCTGGTACCCGATGTATGTGTCGAGTCGCTTGCGGTCGAGCCACAAGTCCTCGCTGGCGAAGATCCTGCGCACCATGGCGCAGAGCTGGTGCTGGTCTCGGCAGGCGACTATCCCGCCGTCCTCCACCATGTGGAGCCACTCGGCGATCTCGGGGACGGTCTCGACGTCTATGCGGCACGCCTTGTTGTAGGCGGCCACGGGACTAGAAGTCGACTTCCTCGGCCTGAGCCTGCTCGGCCTTGGCCGCCGTCCTGCGCCGTGCCTCCACCGGGCCCATGCCGAGCTGCTCGCGCACAAGCGTGTCGAGCGCCTTGGCGTTGCCGTCGAGGGCAGCGTCGAAGAGCGCCCTGCGCAGGCTCGCGCGCCCCACCGTCTGGAAGTTCTCCATGGCCTGCCTGAATGGCATGCCGAAAGCCTGACGGCACAGCCAGTTGAGGTCCACCGCCTTGCAGTTGACGACGGCGCAGACCTCCGCCATGCCGTTGAAGGCCATGAGCGTCTGCTTGACCTCACGTGCCTGCTCGTCAGTCCAGGGCTGAAGGTTCTTCGTTCTCGCCATGGTCGCTCCGTATGCGTCGTTCGGTTCGATCTGGTTCCCAGCGTGGTCGGAACATGTTCAAAACTTGTCCGCTCCAACCTAGTTTTAGACATTCGCGGATAGTTTTCAACAATCGAACAAACGATTGGGTAGGGTCTCTATGTTTCGCGCATTGGCGCAGGTATTGCATCATTTAGGCCCTCGTTTGGATGGCAGAAAATGAAGCATCCCTCTACCTGCTCTTTTGTGGCTCCAAATAGTACCAGAAACAAAATCGGTGCATATTTCCCAAATCTGTGG